AAATTCGACATCAACTTCAGGCCCACCCATACCCTGTTTCTCTACACCAACGACATCCCGCAAGGGCTCACAAAGGATTTCGCTCTACTTCAGCGGCTCCTGTTCATCAGATACCCGCTGCGATACGTCGACGACCCTGAAACCAAGGCTCGCGAAGACCCGCACAACGCAGAAATATACCGGCAAAAGGATCCCAGTCTCCCCGTTCGTCTGCTCGAAGGGCTTCCCTGGGTGCTTGCCTGGCTGGTCCGGGGTTGCCTTCTATGGCAGCGTGACGGATTAGCGCCGCCAAGGCGTATCAAAGCAGACATCGAGCAACTTCGGCTGTCAGAAGATGTCCTGGGCCAATTTCTGGAATCATCGTGTGACTGCACGGACCCCGAAAACTGGATGTACTTCCGGGAGCTCTATAGTGATTTCAGGGCCTGGTACAGGGTAAACATCGACGACCGCAAAGACGACAAATATCTTCCATCGAAAAAGAAGGTGGCCTTATGGCTCGACAAAAAAAGGTTTAGCAAAAACAACACCGGTGATCGCATCTACTACGGAATCAAAGTCACCGATCCATCCCTCTTCACGGCCGGGTGAACCTTCTTTTTTCTGCCCGAGCAAAGGGGAGGGGCGGAGTTTTTGGAAGATACTGGACGATTTTGGACGATTGAAAAGCAATCATCCAGTAACGATTCCAAACACTTCGGACGATTGGACGATTTTCCCTCGCGTGCGCGCATGCGCGTAATAGAAATTATCATCAGATATGGGGCTTACAGAACCAACAAAATAAAACATCAATAGTTTTCAGGGAATATCGTCCAATCGTCCAAAGTAGTTGAAATTATTCTGTATGGACGATTTTGGACGATAGAAAAGCAAAAACATCGTCCAGCAAGAGGAAACCATGAACCTGCTCACCTACTTTCAGAACCACGGCCGCTACGTGAAAGTCTCCGCCAACAAAGGCGGGGAATACCATGGCCCGTGCCCGAAATGCGGCGGAAATGACCGCTTCATCATCTGGCCGGAACGCAATGGCTTCTGGTGCCGCAAGTGTGACTGGAAGGGTGACGACATCGAGGCGCTGCGGGTAATAGACGGTTTATCCTGCAAAGAAGCCTTTGCCCGTGTTGGCCGCGAATGCCGCAAGGAAAGCTGTCCCGCATACGCAAAATGCACCGGAGCGCCACTGCCTCGGCGGGAACATGCCCACACTGCCTCCGTACCAGCCCGCAAAAACAACGACACCGCCCCGGCCACCGCCGACACCCCCGCCGAAAAATGGCGGACAAAAGCGGAAAAACTTGTCTCATGGGCGCACGAGCGGCTGCTTGAATCACCCGAACGCCTCGCATATCTGGTTGGCCGCGGCCTCGATCAAAATGCCGTTGAACGCTACGCCCTCGGTTGGCTGCCGGAAGACATATTCCGTGAGCGATCCGCCTGGGGTCTGCCTGCCGAACTCAAGGAAAACGGCAAACCGAAAAAGCTCTGGTTGCCCCAGGGGCTCACCATCCCGTATTGCACCGACGGGCAAATCCACCGCATCCGGATCCGCCGCGACAAAGTAACCGGCGACAGTCCCAGGTACTACTGGGTGCCAGGATCGGGAAACGACACCATCGTCCTCTCACCGGGCCGCCGCGCAGCAATAATCGTGGAAAGCGACCTGGACGGCCTCCTTATCGACTATCTGGCGGGTGACATGGTAACCACCATCCCGCTTGGTACCAGCAGCGCCAGGCCGAAACTGGCCGCCGCCCAGGCCATAAACGCGGCCGATGTGATCCTCGTTGCTCTCGATGCCGATGAAGCAGGGCTCAGGGGCTGGAAATGGTGGAGAGACACCCATCAGGGCAAAGCCATCCGCTGGCCTGTCCCGGTGGGGAAAGACCCGGGTGAAGCATACGAACAGGGGATAGACCTTCGGGCCTGGATAATCGCGGGGCTGCCGGTCTCTCTGCAACCCAGAACCGCCACAACAGGGCATAGCACAACCCAGACACCGCCAGAGGAAGAACAAAAGCCGGTTGTTCACGTCATAACAGCCCGTGACGGCAGGATGATACACATCACCGACGACCGGAAAGAATACGCAAGGCTCGTAGCGGAAAACAAAATCGTATTCGACAGCAAAGAAATGGCCCTTGTAAAGGAATCACAGGCAACGCCGGAACAGGCGGCAAGCTATCTCAACATCAAACAGGCGTTTCCGGGGGCGAGAATAGACGGACTGGCCCCGCTGGAACGGGACAACTAATCGCAAAAGCGAAAAGGAGTATTCCATGGCAACGATGCAAACCAAAGTTTCCCTATCCTTCGCCGTCTTCGGCATATCCTACGCACTGGCCGCCGCCGACGAAATAAAGCGCGGCGTCCGCCGCCTCAGCGAACAATGGAACCGGGCCGAATCCGTCGAATACGCCGCAAACCGCCTCCTGGACTCCGTAATGCCCTCCGGCCCCGGCCACGAAGACAGCAAAAACGCCGGGCGGATCTCCGACATGCTCCCGGCCGCCGCCAAGGAAGCGGGCCTCACCGGCAACCTGCACGAATACCGCATCGCCTATGCCGTCTCCCTGGTTGACGAAGTGACCCGTCTCGCGCCCATAAACTCGCACCAGCACAACCGGGCCGAGGCCGCGCTCAAATCCCTGGGCAAACTGCTCGACGCCATAGCCAGGCAAAGCAGGGGCATTAACATCCCCAAAGCACAGCGGATGTTCAACTCCCTCGGCGAGCACGTCGACAAACTGTACGCAAAGCCCTCCCCCAAGCGGCTCAGAGGCAAAGATGGCCGGTTCATCCGGGCGGAGGCGGCATGATGATAATTCCCGACGAAACCGGCCTTAAACCCTGCCCGTTCTGTGGCGGGACCAGCATGTACATGGACCAAATCGGCATAGACAACAACATTGAATACTTCATCTGCTGCCGCGACTGCTACTGCGAAGGGCCGACAGGAGCAATCCGCGAACACGCCCGCCAATGGTGGAACGAAAGGAAGGAAAAGTGAAATACGTGCTTCTCGCCCAGGAGATTGGGGCAACCGTAGAAGAAAAACAACTCGCCTACGGCGACAGCTTCGGCAAAGCCGGGCAGGTAATGCAGATCCTCTACCCGAACGGCATAGCCCCAGAACAAATGAGTGACGCCCTGTGCGTAGTCCGGATCATAGACAAGCTGTTCCGCATCGCCACCGATCGCGATGCCCTCGCCGAATCCCCCTACCGGGACATAGCCGGTTACGCCCTGCTCGGAGCGTCCAGGGTGGAGGCCGCCAACGGCAGTCAGTTGCGCGGAAGAGTAACAGTCCAGGAAGGAGCCTGACGTGAGCAAGTGGATAGCGTGTTCAGATGAGATGCCGGACGTGGATATGATGGTTCTGACATTCGCCCCGGACTCCAGCGAGCCGGTTTGGCCGGCGTCATTTGACGGCGAATCGTGGGTGGATGATTACGGCATGCTACTGGCTCCACCCGTAACGCACTGGATGATGTTTCCGGACCCGCCCGAGGTGACGGCATGACGGCAAAAGAAAAGCGGTACGTCCGCAAGCTGGAAATCGAAAACGAGGAACTGAAGCGGCATTTCCATATCGCCAACAAGTCGAACACAGAAACATTTCTCGCCCTCTACGAGCCCCGGCTCGCCATGCGGCTCGCCTACGAGGCCCTGATTGACGCTGTTGCCCAAATGGAAGACAACTTGCGCGACGACCCGGCGTTCATCCAGCTAAAAGCACAAACAGGGAAGGGAACATGAACCAGCTAGACCTGTTCGGGCAAACGGCGCCCGCAATCCGTTGTCACTGGGGTGATGAGTGGTGTCATGATTGCGGATGGTGCGAAGGCGGCCACCTGCTGAAAAAGGCAACAGAGGAGAGTAACCATGAATAAGGCCAGGCTGTGCAAGAACGAAAATTGCGGTAAACCGCTGGTTATGAGGCCGGACGAAACGTGGGCAAAGTTCGCCCAGCGGCTGTACTGCGACTACACATGCTATCGGCAGCAAAAAACGATGAAGGAAAAGCAAAGACGTAAGGAGGCGAAACAGGCACGCCAGAAAAGGGTCGAAAAGGTGGCAAGCAATCCGCCCATGGAGGCTTCGCCTGTAGTGGAGACGGTTCGCCGGTGCAATACTGACCTGTTGATGGCGCGGATGCTACGCGGATCGGTTTGGAGTAGTTAAGGGGGCAATGTGAAGATCGCAATTACGGGATACGAGGCCGGTCCGCCTGGCAGCCGGTTTCTGGTGCTGACCACTCCATGCCCGTTTAATAAAATCTGGCTAGAGGAAAGGAAGGCAGGGTCTATTGCCTGCGCTGATTGCGAATACCATTCCGGCTCGAATCGGGATTTTGTGTACTGCCGCCGAGGAGATAAACGGTTCAAGAAAGAATCGCATAACGGCGCGGAACAGGATGTCGGGAGGGAAGCGGAAGCCATGAAGGGTATACGATTCCGGTGCATTTTTTGTGGGCGAGAGTTCGATACTGTGGAGGAATGCAATGGCTGCGAAGAAAGCCACTAAAACCGCTTATGCCTGTGCTGTCACATACAATGGAGGGTTCGACCTCAGTTTCGACTGTGTTGGGGTCTGTGACTGTAGATTCGCACTGTGCCATGCGATGCCGCCTGATGGCAATGACCCCTGCTGTTATCATGAAGGTGGCACATGTATTTCACCCCACGCAAAACTGGCAGCGATTAAAAAACTAAAAACAAAGCTCGTTTCCGTCGCCAAGGAAATTGAAGATGAGCTTGAGGGCTAACGATCAAGCATCACCCGCTTCGGCGGGTGCATAGCGATGGTTATGTCACGAAAGGGGATTTATGAACCCAAACGAAGACGGACGAACGATTAATTTCAGGGCGTTTTGCACGGCGACCGGTGAAATGCTCGACATGCAGAATCTCCCATCTGCCGCAAGTTTCTATATCGATAATTTCGGCAACCTTGCTCTTGATCTGTTTGTTGATTTCGAGGATGAAGGCGGGGAAGCCGAATACGTGACGTGCGAGCTTGACCAGTGGACCGGGATGCTCGACATGTACGGCGCTCGCATTTACGAGAACGATTTTCTTTTCGACACGATGGAGAGCAATGTCTTCCTGGTGCGCTGGATTGACTGGATGGCTGGGTGGGGGATAGAAACGGACGGCGACGAGGGCGCAATTTATGACATAGTTGGCCATTGCAGGGTGGCTGGAAACAAGTGGGAGGGCAAAGCGAGTGAGTGAGCCAAAGATACCGAAGGGTTTTGTTTTATTCCAAAGCACGTTGCAATTGAGGTGCAAAAAGTCATGGCGAAATATTCCAAAACTCCAGTATTGCCGGGAACAACAAAATTCAAGAGTAAGTAGATTACGCATAACGGGTAGCCTGTGAGCGGCTTGACCGCTCGTAAGGCTTGTTAGTCAGTTCATGGAGGTTAGAAATGCCGAGAAAATATCAAGTTACAGTCGAAGAATGCGGTGAGGATTGTCCTGCTTTCCTGGAAGATGTATACACTTGCGCCGTTCACTCTTGCGAGATGCACAACGAGGATATGCCTGCGGAGATGTTCCAGGAGATGCTTGCCATCGGTAAAAAGTTCCCTGACTACTGCCCCTTGGTTGAAATCGAGAATTAGCGATGATATGCCCGGAATGTCGAGATGTATTGGGCCCCTCGTGTCAACTCTGCTTTGGTCGGGGAGAAATCATTGACGACTTTGAGGACGATGAACCTGATTACCCAAAAGACTGCTTCGGCTGCTACGCCCCTGGCACCGAGGAGTGCGACTGGTGCGAGTTTGCCGACGAGTGCGCGGAGTAATCTGACTAACAACATCCTTGACCACCCCCCGCTCAACATCCCGGTCGGAACATTTATACCATGCCAACCAAAGGAGAATCCATTTGCAACTCTACCCAGGAGACATACTGCAACCGCCACCGCCAATGCACCCCAGGGTCCGTTTCCGGGTCCGGGAGATAGAAACGGTGACGCAATTCGGACCGTGGATGGAATCGTCCTGGCCGGTCAGTCAATACGTCCTCCAGCTCTACACAATGGACTCTCCCGGCTGCTGGTCATGGCAGAGCCGGGACCACGACAGGCGGGGGACCATGGAAACAATCGAAAGCTGGGGCCTGGTCATGGTAGAGCCAGCAAAAATCCAACTCGAATTATTCAACAAATAGAAAGAAAACAACGAGGGCATAATGGCGGATCGGACAAAAATCAACGACAAACTACGCTTCGAAGTCTTCCGGCGCGACGGCTACACCTGCCAGTATTGCGGCAAATCCGCTACCGAAGCCGAACTGGAAATAGATCACGTCACCCCCGTATCAAAAGGCGGCAAAAACGAAATCTCCAACCTCAAAACCGCCTGCAAAAGCTGCAACGCAGGCAAAAAAGCGGGAAACGTCCTCTACAAAGGCGACAAGCTCAAAAAGCTGCTCGAAATCGTCCCCGACAACGACAAAGACGAACTGTCGCTGGTCCGCGACGGCCGCGACGCCACCATGCTCGCCTTCAAAAACCACCCCGGCAAAGAAACAAAAGCGAACCTCGACGCCGCCCGCGAACTCTACGAAGAGACCATCGACCGCCTCTGGCAGGCCTACTTCCCCGAAGAAGCCCCGGCCCCCGAAGGCGAACGCTTCAAAAACCGCATCCAGGCCCACAACTGGCTCCAGTCCCAGGGGTACAAAATCAGCCGCGGCAAATTCTACAACGACTGCGAAGCAGGCTTTCCCTCCGTCCATAAAGACGGATCCGTCTCCCGCTACCAGGTCCTCCAATACGGCCAGCAGCTCGACGTAGAACGCCGCTCCGTCGCCCCCGCAGACCTCGCCGCGCAACGCGAAGAAGCCGAAACCCGAAAAGCCATCGCCGACTCAAAGAAGGCCGAAATCCAGGCCGAAGACCTCCAGCGCGAACAGGACGCCAAATGGCTCCACCGGGATGAAGCCTGGGCGCAGCTTGCCGCCCTCATCGGCTCACTGCGCGACACCATCCGCCACCAGTGCCACATCGGATCCGCCCACATCATCCACCTCTCCGGCGGAGACCCCACCCGAGCCCCCGAAGTCTACGAAGGCATGGAAGAAATCCTCGCCAAAGCCTTCAACGACACCCTGGACGCCGGCCGGATAGAAGGAATCTTCGACAAGCAAGAGGAGGCCGCATGACCCAGCCAGACCTGCACATATCCTTCACCACCCGTTTCGGCCTCCCCCAATGGCTGCCCGAACAGGTCCGGCAGACCCTCCATGGCCGCCCGGTCTCCTTCCCCATCCCCCGACCCGTCCGGCTGCGCATGCGCCACCCGGAAAAGATAAAGGTTTCCGAATGGGCCGAAAAATACCGCATCGTCACCGACGGAGCCCACGAAGGCCCCTGGCGGCACGACTATGCCCCGCACACCGTCAAGATAATGGACACCTTCGGCCAGCCCTGGGTCCGTGAAGTCTGGTTCTGCGGAATAGAGCAAAGCGGCAAGACCAACACCATGCTCAACTGCATCGGCTGGGCCATAGACTGCGACCCCGGCAACATCTTCTACCTCATGCCCACCGAAGACGCCGCCGCCAAAATCACCGGAGGCAAGCTCAAGCCCACCCTCCAGAAATCGCCCCGGCTCTCCCGCTACCTCTCGCGCAAGATGGACGACACCAGCCTTGCCCGCATCAACCTGCAACATGGCGTCACCATCTTTCCCGCCCACGCCAACAGCGCCACCAGCATGGCGACCTGGAGCGCCAAGCACTGCTTCGGCGACGAAGTAGACAAATACCCCGACATGGCAGGCCGCGAAGCCGACCCCATAACCCTCATAAAAAAGCGGAACCGTACCTACAAGGGCCGCTACAAGCGTTTCTTCGCCAGCACACCCGCCGGGAAATTCGTCCACAAGGGCATGCTCAACTGCCACCAGACATGGGAATACCGGCTCAAATGCCCCGACTGCGGCGAACTCGTCCGCATGGACGCCGGACACCTCATCATCCCGAACGACGCCACCCCCGAAACCATCGAACAGACCGGCGTCGAATACGCCTGTGACTGCGCCGCGATATGGGACGACCGCAAGAGAGAACAAGCCATCCGCCATGGCCGCTGGTACTGCGTCAAAGGCGCCGACATACCCCGTCCCTCAAAGGTCGGCTTCCATCACCGGGCCTGGGAATGCCTCGACATCCCCCTCACCGAAATCGCCGCCGCCTGGCTCAAGGCCAAAACCGGCGACCTCAACGCCAAAACCGCCTGGGCCAACGGCTACGAAGCTATAGACTATATTCCTGAAATCAGCGAACGTCAGGAAGACGCCATTCTTCGCCTGCGCGACACCCGCCCCATCGGCGTAGTCCCCTGCGAAGCCGACGCCCTCGAAATCTCCATCGACACCCAGGACAGCGGCTTCTGGTATCGGATCCGGGCATGGCGCTACGGCATGGACCTCAAAAGCTGGCTCGTCAAACACGGCTACGTTCCCAGCGCCGCCCCCGACGACTTCAGCGCCCTCGACGCCCTGCTTGCCGCCGAATATCCCGACACCAACGGAGAACCCCACCGGATAATGGCTGGCATCATCGACGCCATGGGCCACCGCACCTCCGAAGTCTACGCCTGGTGCCGCCGGACCGGCATCCTCGCCGCCCAGGGCGCCCAAGGCAGAAAAACGCAGCCAATCAGCGTCAGCAGAATGGACCGCTTCCCCGGCAACGGCCGTCCCATCCCCGGCGGCCTCGCCCTGTACTCCATCGACACCCACTACCACAAGGACCACTTGGCCAACAAACTGCTCATCGACCCCACCGACCCCGGCGCCTTTGTACTCCATAGTGGCCTCACCTACGACCAGCAGAAAGCACTCGAGCGGGACCCCGGCCAGGCGAATAACCACAACCTCGGCCAATACGCCACACAGATGTGCTCCGAATACCGGGACGACCGCAACCTCTGGCAGTGCCCGAACAACAAGGCGAATCACCTCTGGGATTGCGAATCGAACGGACTTGCCCTCGTCATGTGGCTCGGCTGGCAGCACGCCGTATCCGAAAAAGAAAAACCGCCCGCACCGGCCCGGACAAAAACCCAGCCCGCCCCGGCGCACACCCAGCCGGGCTGGTTCGTAAACCGATAGACAGCGACAACAAACTTCAGAAACCGGAGGTAGAAATGCAGCAGCCGTTTCGCAGAGAAGACACCCTCACCGTAAAGCAGATATGGAAAGAGCTCGACCGCAAGGTATCCATCCGCAAAATCTACTATCTCATCGAAAGCGGACAATTCGGGGAGGGGACCGTCTATCGTTTCGCCGGCAGCCGGGGCACCTGCGTCACAAAAGCTGCGGTGCAGGCGTACAAAGACGCTTGCCGGGTAGAGGCGGGCGTATGAGTGGCAATATCAACCGGGCGCGCGGGCCTTCAAAAATTCGTCGAGAACCCCGAATTCTTCCTCAAGCCGTTCGAATTCGGCCCTTACGTCTGCCCGCTCAAGCGCGAGGGCTTTCAGCTCTTCATGGGTAAGCACGCCTTGTCTCCTTCACGCCACCAGGCGCGCCTGAACCTCCCGTTCGATCTTCGGGCCAAGCTCCCTTTCAGCGATCTTCAGGTCATAGCTGGCCTGGAGATTCAACCAGAACTGGGGCGTAGTGCCAAAGTAGCGGGCGAGCCTCAACGCCGTATCAGTGGTCACGGCGCGGCGCTCCCGCACGATATCGTTAATGCGCGGCGCCGGGACCTTCAGCTCCAGCGCCAGGGCATGGGCGCTCATCCCCAGCGGGACGAGAAACTCTTCTCTCAGCACTTCCCCCGGATGTATGGGGCGCATCCCGTTAGTCAGGTCCATAGGTGGTCTCCTTAATGGTAATCGACAATTTCCACATCAAAAGCGTTGCCGTCTTCAAAACGAAAACACACGCGCCATTGTTCGTTAATGCGGATGCTGAATTGTCCGTTCCGGTCGCCGCGCAGGGCCTCCAGCCGGTTGCCTGGCGGGACACGAAGATCCTGCAATGCGTGCGCGTCCTCAATCATTTGCAACTTCCTTTCCGCGGCCGCGGCAATAGCCTTGAATGCACGGGGACATTTCCCGTTAAAAAGCGCCTGCGTGTCCTTGCAGCGGAACGACTTGATCATGGGTACATGATATAACGCAAGACGTTAAACGTCAAACGTTGAATTCGACTTTGTAAAGGTCCCCCAAAAGGGGGAGCGGCGGGAAATCGCGGAGTTACAATATTCCCCCAAAAGGGGGAATATTCAATAAGCGGTGGGAACCAGTCCGCAATGTAGAACACATCAAGAAAAAACCCCTTGAAAAACCTTTTGGATACTGGTAAAGATAACGGTATCCAACACACAGGTAGCCGCTACCTTACAGCGGAACTTTTGTTTTCGGGAGAGAAAACCCGGAAACCTTATCACCGGCAAGGCAAACCAGCGTGCCGGTAGAGATGCGCCAGTACCGCGAGGCTGGCGGCGCCTGTGTGCGTGGATAGTCTCTACCGGCACGCTTTTTTTGTGCCGAAAATCCAACACACAGGAGGTATTACCATGGAAAACAGGGAATTGTTTCCGATAGGCCAGCATACTATCGGAGGGAAGGTAGTGCGGACAGTCAACGCCCGACTGCTACATGAATTTTTGGAAAATAAGGACAAGTTTGCTACTTGGATTAAGGACCGCATCGAACAGTTTAATTTCTCGGAGAATCAAGACTTTGTGACTTTTTCGGAAAATTCCGAAAAAGGCCGTCCCCGCATCGAATACGATCTCACCCTCAACATGGCAAAAGAACTCTCCATGGTGGAGCGAAACGAAAAGGGCAAGCAGGCCCGGCAATACTTCATCGAGTGCGAACGGCTGGCGAAGCAGGCGGCCATCGACCCCATGCAGGTCCTCAACGACCCGTTCGCCATGCGCGGGCTGCTACTCAACTACACCGAAAAAGTCATCATCCTCGAAAGCAAGGTTGCCGACCTGGAACCCAAGGCCGAGGCCCTCGACCGGATAGCCAATGCCGACGGCAGCCTCTGCATCACCAACGCCGCCAAGGATCTCCAGGTCCGGCCCAAGGTCCTCTTCGGCCATCTCTCCCAGAACAGATGGATATACCGCCGCCAGGGTGGAACCGGCTGGGTCGC